TCATGCCTGTTTTGCTTTCAGATTGTCATAGTAGCTCTGCATTCGGGCGGCGGTATCCTTCTTCATCTGATCGCTGGTGTGAGCGTAGACATTCAGCGTGAATGAGGCCGTGGCGTGGCCCAGCAGGTCTTGAACACTCTTAATGTCCGCCCCGGCGGCAATGGCCACGGTGGCGGCGGTGTGCCGCAGATCGTGGGGGCGGGCGTCCGGTCTGCCGATACTGGCAACGATCCGCTTGAACGTTTTGTAAAACGTGGATATGGCAAGATGCCTCCCCAGCTCGTCGGTAAACACCAGATTGTCAGGATTGCTCCACAGAGGCCCGGCGGCGAGCCGGTTCTCCGTCTGGCGCTTCCGCTCTGCCCGCAAATACTGAAAAGCAATTTCCGGCGGTTCAATCTGCCGGGGCTTTCCGCTCTTTGTCGTGGGCGCTATGTAGTATTGTGCGCTACGTTTCTTTTCATGTTGGAGCTGCTCGCTTATGGTGATCCGCCGCGCCTCAAAGTTCACCTGATCCCAGGACAGGCCCAGGCATTCCCCCTCCCGGAGACCGGCGAACAGGCACAGCGCATAGGCTCCCTCAAAGGGGTGTCCCTTGATGGCTTTCAGGAACAGCGGGATTTCCGAATCCGTCAAGGGCGTTATTTCCTTGTGCATGGCCTTTGGAAGCTCCGCCGCGTCGCAGGGATTGGCCTGCATAAGACCTTGCTTCACAGCCACGGAAAACGCCTTGTGGAGAATTGCTGCCACGTTCTTCACAGTCTTTGCGGACAGGCCGTCGGCGGTCATACGATTATATAGCTTTTGGACGTGAACACCCCGGACAGCCTGGAGCCGGAGCGCCCCCAGACTGGGCTTGATATGGTTCTTGATCGCCACGGCGTAGCTGCTGAAGGTCAGCGGCTTCACTTTTACGGCGCAGAATGTCTCCATCCAGGTATCTAGCCATTGGGAGACCGTGGTCTTGTCTGGCGCTTGATATGTACCATTGTCGATGGCCCGCTGTGTGGCAGTCATCTTTTTTCTGACTTCTGCCTGTGTCTTTCCATAGACAGATTTCCGAATGGGCTTTCCTGTTCCGGAATCTGTTCCCACAGTTAGACGCGCTTCCCACATCCCGTCCGGCCTCTGCCGGATCGAACCGGAGCCGGAGGCAGCACGGGTATTGCTTTTTCTTGGCATTGAAAAACCTCCTTCATGTGTGATAATATGAAGGAGCAGTAGGCGTCTCAAAGTTTACTGCCCCTTATAGCCGTCCTCGGTGTTCCAGCACCGAGGGCGGTTTTTATTTCTTATAATAGATGCTTTTGAGCCAATCTATATAAGCATCAGTTGAAAGCAATCCCCGCTTTACTAATTGTTTTTTCTCTTTGGAATTCTTCTTAAATTGTTCGAAATCCTTTAGAATTATTATAGAATCAGGGCTTCTTTTTGCTCTCATTTGCTTTGACATATAGATTTTTCGATAGAGTGAAGCACTTTCATCCTCTTTCAATACATTTAGCCATGCCTGCTTCGGGCCAAATTCTTTGCAAGTTTTACCTTTAGAGAACGGCGAGATTCTATCGCAATAAACGGAATCTGATCTTTTCGTTGGAACGAAGTATTTCCCACAACTTTTACATTTTTTCACTTTCAAATTTTCTAAAACAAGTATTTTAAGCGATTGCAGCAAAAGACCTGTTGGAAAATTTGAAGAAAAAACCTCTATGTAATTCAATTTCTTCGCTTTCTCAATAAAACTTTCTTTTTCCATGCCTCGCCGAACTCGCAATATGATTTTATCTGGGTCAAGACAATATTCGTCCATTTGAAATAGGTCGTTGGTTTCTACAAGATCCGAAATATCATCATATGAAAAAATTGAGCCTTTTGGTGGAATGGCGTCCAGTCTAGAATACTCTTGTTCTACGTCGAAATCATATGCATCTATAACCTCACAAAATCGCTCAAATCCCGTTATACAGAACAGACTTTCATTTTCCATGCAAATATTTATGTATTCCCGGAACTCGATCCCATATTCCAGGCATTCAAGTAAAACATGATCTATTTCAGAAATTCCAGAAAACATTTCATGAGAAATATAATCGCAGAAGTTAATATCCGTGACTTGGTTCTCGTCATATTCAATGTTTGACAAGACGCTGTTTAAATCTATAGAAATGAAATCCGAAAATAATGTACCCAATGGATATTTGCCTAATATTCTACCAGCGGTATTTTTTTCCGAATATTCGCCATAGCCCCATGCTTCTTCGCGGGATTTGCGATCACAAATATAGAAGTACGACATAATGCACCTCTGTTATCAATTTCTATTATCAAAACGACTACAATTTTGTTATCAACTGATTTGAATGCTTGCAATCATCTATGTTGATGTTTATAATTATATTATAGAACATCTACAAAAGTCAACAACAAATTTAGGAGGTGCTTAAAATGACTAACCAAGATATTCGACGCACAGCGGCAGGAGCAGGGGTAAAACTCTGGCAGATTGCGGACGCTTTGGGGATCGCAGACTGTAGTCTATCCCGGAAACTACGCAAGGAACTCCCGCAAGAAGAGAAGGACCGTATTTTTGGTATTATCCGAGAACTGTCCCAGGAGGTGGGTTGATGGTTGATTATGAACACATCGCATACACCCCAACTAATGCCGCGAGAGTGGCAGAAGTTTCCAGACCGACGCTTTATAGGTGGATGAAGCTGGACGGCTTCCCTGTTGCCCGCATTGGCGGCTGCACCAGAATTCCGGCGGAGGCATTCAAGCAGTGGATCAATCAGCAAGCGGGGGTGACAGAGAGTGCATGACAGAAAAGCGAAAGCCCGCCCTGCTGGTGGCACAGCAGAACGGGCGATGGAAACGGGATCGGCTTCACAGGCAGACACCACTTCCAACACTCAGTATAAAGCAGGAAGCGACCACGGTCAAGCGGGAGGAATTGCCTCTTTGCTGCTGGAAGGAGCAGGCAACGGCCTCCACCTCCAGGACCTTGTTCGCCTGACTGGTGAAGATCAGCGGACAATCCGAAAAATGATCCACGAAGAGAGACGGCGGGGTGTTCCTATCCTGTCAGACAACATAAGCGGCTATTTCCTGCCCAGCAGTCAGCAGGAACGGGAGGCGTGTGTACAGTCACTCCGGCACCGGGCAAAGGAAATCCTGGCGGCGGCTGCGGCCATTGAAAAGGCGGTGAAGCAGTGATCGAGTACCCGCTGGAATCCTTTGTGTTCTATCGCTCTTTCAGGGATGCTATCGAAGAAATGAGCGACGCTGACAAACTTTCAACGCTACTTGCAATCTGCGACTATGCGTTATATGACATCGAGCCTAATTTGAACGGTATCCTGCCTCGAGCTGTATTCACAGTTGCTAGACCAAGTATTGACGCAAACAAGAATAGGCGCGAGAACGGAGGGAAGGGAGGTAGACCAAGCAAAAAAACCAATGGTTTTGAAAGCAAAAACCAACGGTTTTCAAAAACGAAAAGCACTGAAACTGAAACTGAATCTGAAACTGTAACTGAAACTGGAGAGAATAGGGCGGACAAGCCGCCACGCTCCCGCTTTGTTCCTCCGTCTGTTGATGAAGTCCGGGCATACTGCGCTGAACGGAAGAATGGCGTAGATGCTGAGTGCTTTATGGACTTCTACACAGCTAATGGCTGGAAGCAGTCTCGTGGGAAATCTATCGTTGACTGGAAAGCGGCTATCCGTATCTGGGAGAAGCGGGAAACGAGGCCGAAGGGGGGCGACGAGTTTGCAGACGTTGTTTGATGCCTCTGCATACTTTACATACTTCCCGGACTGCATGGACACTAAACGGTCCCTTTGGTTCGTGCGAGGTGTGTTTGATGTAGATGCGTACCGGGAAAATACCTTTGCGTTGTCCGCCACTTCTGATTTAAGTGCCTTCCGGACGTGTGAGCCGTTCTTATCTGCGTTCCCCTCTGTTTTTGTAGCCCTGGCTGACCGGGAGCTTGCTAGGACGGTTGCGGAGGCGTTGGAAGAGTATGCGCCCTCTGTGATTGTGCTGATGCCCCGTGAAGGCGCCTTTGGAGACCACGCAAATCTCCGCGAGGTTCTGGACGCTGGAGGGGAAAAGGCCGTCTCTCGCCTGATTATGGGGGCCATAGAACGAGACGCACACGGAGTTCTCGACTTGGCAGACGTGGAGCGTGTGCGTTTGGAGGCGATACCATCCGTACTGTCTGGAGTCAGTGAACTTGATAGAACCATTGGAGGCTTCTATCCAGGAGAGTTGTCTATCTGGACAGGGAAACGAGGCGGCGGAAAGTCTACACTGCTGGGGCAGCTCTTACTGGAAGCTGTTAACCAGGGACATCATGTCTGTGCATATTCTGGTGAGCTTCCGGCGTGGAGATTTAAGCAGTGGATTTCCGCACAAGCAGCAGGTCCTGAAAATGTGGAAAAAATGCAGGACCGATGGTCGGGGAAAGAGTTTTTCAGTGTATCACCGTTGATCCAGAAGCGGATTGACGAATGGTGGAAGGGAAAATTCTTCCTGTATGATAATCGGCTGGCCTCTGCCAGTGACGAGGACAGTATTCTTTCTGTGTTTGAGTATGCCGTTCGCCAGTTCGGCTGCTGCGTGTTCCTGGTGGATAACCTGATGACCGCCCGCTTCTCTACATCCGCTGACCGTGATTTCTACCGGGCACAATCCAACTTTACAGGGCGGCTGGTAGAGTTTGCGAAGAAGAATGAAGTACACGTCCACCTGGTAGCCCATCCCAGAAAATCCCAGGGGCAGTTAGACGCCGATGATATTTCCGGCTCCGGCGAAATTACGAACCGGGCAGACAATGTATTTTCACTTCAACGGCTGACAGATGAAGAGGCAGACAAACAAGGGTATCAGGCGGTCCTCCGGGTTTTGAAGAACCGTTCGTTCGGGGCGTCTATCTCGCTGGGGTTGGACTTTGAAGAAAGCAGCAGGCGCTTTTATAAGGCCGGAACAGGCAGCCCAAATAAGAAATACGGCTGGGAAGTATGTGGCGAGCAGGAACTTGTGGAATTACCTGACGAAACGGAGACGCCATTTAATGAAAAGAAATCATAAGGGATTGAACTCCTAGATGCAGGTGGTGAACAAGATGAATGATCGTCTATTATCCGTTCTGGAAGATATTGCCATCAATCTGGAGCGAATTGCAGAGGCGCTTGAAAGCATTGATGAAACCCTTGCAAATGGGGGTGGCTCTGACGGGTAGAGCAAGCCAGCGCAAAGGCCGGGATGGAGAGTTAGAACTTGCCAGGGTCCTCCAGGAATACGGCTACGATGTGCAGCCGGGACGGGCGCAGAGTTATGGCGAGGTGCCGGACTTGACCGGCCTCTCAGGGGTACACATTGAAGTCAAGCGCGTGGAGCGGCTGAATGTGCCGGAGGCAATGAAACAGGCCGTAAGGGACGCAGGGAAATTCCATGATGGAGCGCCTACCCTGTTCCACCGACGCAATCGCCAGGGCTGGCTCGTGACCATGCGGCTCTCTGACTGGCTGGAAATGTACCAAATTGCAGAGAAAAGAAGAACATAGGGGGAGAAATTAAAATGGATAATGTCGTATTGATTGAAACCGCATGGGGAGAACGGGATATAGCAATACAGATTGATCGGACAGAGCAAATGATTACAGCGGCCCACGAACTAAGCGACTACATCGCAGGTTTGCCGCTGACAGTGGATCAAAATAACGCGCTTGTTTCTATGATGATAAAGCAAGTGCAGGAGGCGGAGCGCGGAGCATTTGTACAGGGCTTCAAGTGGGGGATGGAATACGAAAAGACCGCTCCCAGCGAATGAGAGCGGCCCTCGTGGTGAGATGGAGACTAGATAAATCTATTTTACCATGAGGGAGGCGGCTTTGCAATGGAAGCAAGCAAAATCGCGGCGGCGGTGCAGGCTGGACAAGCTGACCGGCTGGAGCTATGGGAGGCTGTGCGGCGGTTTGCCTATGATCGGGCATATCGTTGGTGCAGGGCGATGGAAGGGCGCGGCGGCATGGTTCTGGAGGATTACATACAAGTGGCGTTCCTGGCTCTTCTGGAGGCACTGGAGAGTTGGGACCCCGCCGCCGGGGCATTCCTCACTTGGTACGGTTTGAAGCTGAAGGGGGCTTTTACAGAGGCGGTGGGGATGCGGACGCAAAGAGACAAACGGGACCCTATTCACCACGCGCTATCACTGGATGCTCCCTTAACAGACAGCGAGAGCGGCGAGGACTTTACCCTGGCGGACGTCATAGAAGATCCCTATGCTGCGGCAGGGGTTGAAGCTGTTGCAGAACTGGACTATCAGCGGCGGCGGACACAAGCCCTTGCAACGGCCCTTGACGGCCTTACAGAGGACCAGAGGCGGGCGGTAGTGCTGCGACATTGCAACGGCCTCACATTGGATCAGACGGCGGCTAGAATGGGCACCACAAGGGCCACGGCCAGAGCGGCGGAGCAGAAAGGCCTTCGGCTGCTGCGGCATCCCAAAAACCGCGAATTGAGGCAGTATTGTTAGTACATAACCGCATAGCAAAAACTTTTGGAACTATTGAGAAGCAACGAACTTAGATTATATACCCCTGGGGGTATAGGAAGAAGGTGTTAGTATGAAACGGCCTTTGAAATTATCCACACCGCGAGAGGTGCGGGCCTCTCTTGCGAAAGTGGTGAATGAGGTTCGGGCCGGTGAGCTTTCGCCCCAGATCGGGAATTGCGTTATTGTTGGCTGCAATGCGATTTTGGCGGCTATTCGCACAGATGAACAGGAGCGGCAGCTCATGGAGCTAGAGCAGAAGGTGGAGGAAGCAAGAAATGAGCAATAGTATGCTGCGGAAAATCCGGCGGCTAAAAGCGAGGCTTGGGGACAGACAGGCATACTTGACAGTGTTCAAGCTGGAGGACGGTTCCACCTTCACCACCCCGGATGACCCCATGACCTACCTGCTGAAATATGGAGCCGAAACGGAGCGAGGCAGGATCACCGGCTATGAGCCGCCGCCCGGGGTGCATGACCCTATCACCGCCGCAGTGTATGCGGAGATCAGGCGGTTGGTGCTGGGGGAAATACTGGCCCATCCAGCCCCAGACAGAGACATACACGATTTTGAATGATGGAGGTGAAATATGCGAGTCCAAAAGAAAGAGCTGCTGCAGTTCATACGGTCAAGAGACCTTGTGACATTCCCAGAGATCGAGGAATTCTTCAAGGCAAAGGGATATGACTACAAGGGCGGAACTTCCATCCGACTGCAGGACAACACCGTCCTCTGGTTTGGATGGACGCACCGGGCGCTGCGGCAGTTCATGGAGCTATACAACGATGGGAAAATTTTCCTATACCAGTCAGAAGATGCGCCTCCGCCGCCCATTCGCGGGGCACAAGACAGCAAAACAATTTCTGCGTTTATTAGCGCAGTCGAAAGGGTGTGATTTTGTATGGCAGTCATTCAAGACGATCTCGTCTTAAATGATCGGTATTCGAGAGTGCTCCGAGACTACATCAACAATCTGAATCGGGCCAGTAGAGCGGCCAGAGGCGGGGCCAATAGCAACCGCCTGTATGGCAACAGCGCGGCCAATGCCGCTCGGCAGACCTCCGGGCTGGTGAGCACCTTGCGGAACCTTGCAGGGGCATTTATCAGTATCCAGGGCGTGAAAAGCCTTGTGAGTTTGTCGGATGAGATGGCTTCAATACGAGCTAGGCTAAATATGATGAACGACGGACTCCAGACCACGGAAGAGCTAAATCAGATGATTTACGAGTCTGCCCAACGGTCCCGGGGGGCCTACCAGGAAACCGCAAACTTCGTCGCGCAGCTTGGCAACCTTGCAGGGAGCGCGTTCAGTAGCACGTCGGAAATTGTGGCCTTTGCGGAGCAGATCAACAAGTAGATCACGCTCTCCGGCGCATCGGCCAGCGCAGCCAGCGCGGCAATTTTGCAGTTGACGCAAGGACTGTCCTCTGGTGCGCTCCGTGGTGAGGAGCTAAATTCTGTTCTGGAGCAAACGCCCATGATCGCGCAGAGCATTGCAGACTATTTGGGAGTCTCAACCGGCGAAATGAGAGAACTTGCTAGCGAAGGAGCCTTGACGGCCTCCGTCGTGAAGAATGCGATATTTGCTGCTGCGGACGAGATCAACGCCAAGTTTGAACAGATGCCCATGACCTGGGCACAGGTGTGGACCACTATGAAAAATACAGCCATTCAGGCATTGGAGCCTGTTCTGGATGCCGTAAACTGGGCTGCAAACAACATAGACACTGTTGGGCCTTTGTTCATAAGTGCGGCGGCTGGGGTGCTGTTTTTTGCCGCTGCTGTTGGAATTGCGAATGGTGCCCTAACGTCGCTATTTGCTGTTTTCGTTTCAAATCCGATACTGGCTCTTGTTGCGGTTGCTATTGGTGTCATTGTCTACCAGATTGCAAAGTGGGTCCAGAGCGTTGGGGGGCTGCAGATTGCGTGGCTGAAATTTAAAAACGTGGCACTGACTGCTGCCGAAGAATTGTACTTCGGATTGCGAACAGTAGCAGTTGGAATTTTTGATGCCTTCGGAAGCATGGTGGCAAATCTGGCTCTGGTCGCACAATCTTTTGTAAATATGTGGATTACTGCAGCAAACCTCGTTATAAAGGGCCTGAATAAGATACCTGGAGTTAATCTCAATCTTATCGACGAAGCGTCCTTTGGCGTCAAGGCAATGGAGAATTATGAAAAAGCCTATGCAGAGCGCCATGCGTCTTTAGCGGAGGCCCGCACACGATATGATATGCAGCAAGCCGCCAGGACGGGTGAAATCATGCGTGCACAGAACGCGGCGGCTGCGGAAGCGGTTGCCCCATATACACCAGAGACCCCTACTTATTCCCAGGTCTCCGGTATTGCCGGCAGCGTGAAGGGCATTGAGAAGTCCGTGAACATGAGCGAGGAGGACATCAGGGCTCTGGTGGACGTGGCGGAGCGGCGGTATGTGAACAACGTCAATCTGACGGCCCAGACGCCGGTCATCACCATCAACGGGGCCAACACCGGCCGCACGGCGGCGGACCGGCAGAACCTGGCAAACGCCATCCGGGACATCCTGATCGAGCAGGTGTCCGCCGGGTCCGCCAGGACCACGGCGAGAGCATTTTAACACAAAGAGAGGGAGCCGCCCGGTGTGGGTAGCTCCCTCCCTCTATGTATCAATCCCAAATGCTGACGGGGTTCGGCCCTATGTCCAGCCGATATTGTACGGCCTCACGGCACCATTGGATGATGGTTAAGATTGCGGCGCTATACTGTTCCGGTGTAAGGGCGGGTTTTAAGTGCCGCTGCCAGAAGCGCACACGCTCCGGGAAATAGTCAGGTGTGAAGGTCAAGGTATGCTGCGTATCTTCATCAAAGGATTGGAATACGGCTTTCACTGCTTCGCGGGTCCCCTCCGGCACTTTGGGGAACGCAAGACAAGCCTCCGGCGTCCACGACCAATATCCAATATTGACAACGGGAATTGCCTTTATGGGAACGATTTCAATACCCGTTGCACCACGTTTCCGCATTCCCCGTGCGGCCTTGATGGCCTTGACTCCAACCACAAAATCAGAAATGAAGGTGGTCATGCCTGCGCCTCCTTTCCCTGTTCATAAGCCGTTCTTGTCCAGAACAACATAGAGCGAATATACCTCTTCATAAATGGCTGCTCCCAACGATCGGCCTTTCCCATGTCGGAAAGAATCTGACGAGCGTCCTCCTCGCTCTCCGGGAAAGGAATCCGCTTCCCGGCTCTGCCGCCTTCATAGCAATCATTCAGGATTTCTACGGATCGCCTCATAAGTTCCTTCTCGCGGTCGTTTAGTTTCCGCCCGGCTCCGGCCTCCTGACATGTCGTAAATGCTTCCGTTGTGGTGGGGAATGTAATTTCCATGCTTCCGTTCCTCTCTTGACAAAATGAGAGGGAGCCGGTTATACTTAGGTCACCGGCCCCCTCGTGGTGGTTGGTGGTTACAGGTCCTTCTCCGTTCTGCTGGCAGGCGCACGGGGAAGGGCTTTTTCTTTCTCAATCCAGGCTACCAGGGCAAACAGCTTGTCTGTGAGATATACCGCCCCGGCGATAGCTACCACGGCTTCCATCATGCCACAGAGAAGCGGCGGACGGTGGTTTCTTTTGTGAACCGTGCGGCCACGTCCGGCAGGGCCTTTTTAAGGGCCGTAGCATCCAGTCTGGCCGTGGTTACGGGCTTCCAGGTGATCTTATACTCTCCGGCCTGGACGGCCTCCTGGGTGCCCATAGCGGCCTTTATGGCGTCCTTGATAGTCTCCGCCTCTGCCTGGGCCTCGTCGATCAGGGCTTGCAGCTGCCGCAACTCCCGGCACTTCATTTCCAGTTCGTTGATACTCATTGCTTTTTCCTCCTTATGGTCTTTGCCCCGGCGGCGGTACAGGTACTTTCCGAATCGTCCTCGGCCCTCACTTGGCAGGCCCGCCGTGGCTTTGTGGGATTTGAGAGTTTAGAGGGAATGTCCGGCTCGTCCCCGGCCTGTCCGTCGCATCTCTTGTCCCTTGCTGTGATTATAATATAACACTATTTGCACCAATAGTCTATTGGCAAGTTAGACATATTTACACCAATATATTTATTGAATATTACTATTTACACCAATATACTTTCGCGTTATAATAAAGCTACAATGGGAGAGGGAGCGCAAAAAAATAAGCTCCCCCCGGAAGGGAGAAGCATGACCGTTTCAAAAGCACAACAGGCATCTGTAAATAAGTATGTGAAATCAAATTATGATCGAATCAATGTGACTATGCCAAAAGGGAAACGAGAGACCATAAAGGCCCACGCAGAGGCCCAGGGCGAGTCTGTGAACGGTTTTATCAACCGGGCCATAGATGAGACTATGGAGAGGGATAACGCCGCTCCTGCGGCCTCTGAGGGGCAAAGAGAGGGGGAATGATCTCCCTGCCCTCTTTGTTGTTCTGCTGGTGAAGAGAAGAAACGGGCGCAAAACTGCGCTGGTTGGTGGCAGCGGCGTTGGGGTATCAGAACCCACAGAGGGCCATCTGTGACCATGTGGATGAAGAAGATAAAGGAGTGACTGAAATGGTCACCCCCGGAGGAAAGCAGAGTGTGCCTATCATCAACGAATCCGGCCTATACTCTTTGGCGCTGTCCTGCGCAACGGGTGTTGCAAAATCTCTCGGATATGCAAACCCGCAGAAAGAGGTTAGAGACCACTGCAAGGGGTCGGTGATTCGCCGACTCCCTACCAACGGTGGTGAACAGGCTATGAAGTTCATCCCCGAGGGTGACATTTACCGTCTGGCAGCCAAGTCAGAACCTCAAGGATTTGCTCCGGGATATTTGTGGATACATTGAGATACTGGAAAAATCCGATGAAATTTCGCAGCGTAAAATTGCGCCGCCAAAGGGCAAAAAGAGTTACACCGTCCAGCCTATGACGCAGTAGGAGGGCAAATAGAGGGGTGCCCCGAAACAGGGAGCCCCCGTCGCGTTTTACGACACTGTGAGGTGGTTATTCGCCACCCCATAGCCCCGGACCTTTAATGAAAAGGGTGGGAGGTTTTGTCCCACCCATAGAATAGCAAAAGCCCCAGGTAGTCAATCCAAAAATGGATTGAGTGCCCAGGGCTTGACATGGTGGCCGGGGTGGCCTATAATGAACATAGAAAGGGCGCTGCGGCAAGCGGTTAGCCCAAGCAGTTAACTAAATTTCCAAATGGAAACCGTCACCGGCCAGGGTGGCGGTTTCTGCTTTTCACAATAATCGTAACGGTGAACCGCCCGATATGTAATGTGATCCGCATTGGCGTCACCCCCTTTCGGGGTTGTGTGACTAACCGCCCGCCGTCTTGTGCAGCGCCACGGACAGAATATCACAAATTTCGACAAAGGGCAAGGACTGCATTGCATAACTTCCAAAAACTGGATGGATTTACCACCCCTAAAAATACCCCAAACAGCTTTTTTAACATGATACAGCATTTTACAGGGAAACCCGGTAACTATTGAAAATACTAGATTTCTTAAACTGCATGAAACAGCATTTTACACGCTGCTTAAAATTCGAATCCCTCCTTCTCCGCCACAGAAAGCCTTGAAACCGTCAGGTTTCAAGGCTTTTCTTTTTTGCGTCCTGCAAGCGTTTTCACCGCAGGAAAACCCCTTGGCGGAAAGGCGGCGGAACGAAAGAGAGACATCTGCTAAAAGCAGATGTCTCTCTTTCATGGCAAGGGGTAACAATCCAAATCCTCTCAGGTCGGTCGAACTCTCTTGCATTCAAATTTGCAATTTTTCTTGAGAAGCATCTAACCGGCCTTCTGGCCGGCGGCGCCTTTGCGCCGTACAAGCGTTTTACCACAGGCAAAACCTTGGCGCAGGGCGAATTCACTTCGCCCGAGCATTTCAATCACTGAAGGGTGGAGCGACCAACGGGAGCGAAACCCAAAAGAAAATGCGACTTGTCGAAACAAGTCGCATTTTCTTTTGGCAGGGGGGAACAATTCCGAACCCTGTAGCCGAAAGTCCTTCGCCGTAGCAGATTTGAAAATCAAGCAACCAAACTTTGAAAAATCCCATGTAGCAAGAAGAACCAGATGGTATTCCGCCGCACAGAATTTAGATTATTAAATACGACCATCGCTGACCTACCGAATCAGTACTCTGTCAAAGTATTTGTTCCATTTGGACTATATGTTTCATTTGGCCTTTCATTTTCTGTACCTGATCGAAAGTCTCCCGGTCAATGATCGCTTCATGAGCATCCTCTACCAGATACATATCCAACTGCCCATCGTTTTTGACTTGCTTCCCAGTCAGGAAATCCGGCGTATAGGTTTTCTGCATTAGCACCTGCCCCACATACTTCTCATTACTCAACATTCGGTCAACGGTGGAAGTACTCCACTCGCTCTTTCCAGTCACTGTCTTGATCCCGTGCTCTTCCAGGTAGCGTTTGATCTTCCGTACACCGTTCCCCTGCACATAGAGATCAAATATCTTCCGTACGATCTCCACCTCCTCCGGGACCACCCGCAATACACCGTCTGGTCCTTTTGTATAGCCAAGAAATTGAGAATGGTTCAGCATAGTTTTTCCGCTTTTCATCCGCTGACGCAAACCGAACTTGATATTGTCGCTTTTGTTCTGGCTCTCTGCTTGATCAAATGCGGCATACAGATCAATAATACTATCTGGAGTTGTCAATGTATTGATTCCACCCATCTCAACGTACACTCCGATACCCAT